AACTCATCCCTTCGAACAGCAGGCTTGCGCTAAACAGTGACATACCGGTTATTGACGCTACAGAACTCACCACACTTAGCACTTCTGACCACTTCATATCCATTCCTTAGAAAACACCTACCCAACGTGCTCAACTCACGCAGGGTTAACGTCAATACGGTTATCAATCGAACTGACTAAAAAACTCACCCGAAATCATACTGTCCAGAAACGCTTTCTGTTCCGCCGTAACGAGGTTCCGTTGAGTAAACCCATGCGCGTCCGGTGGTGCCAACCAACGAGCCTGTCGATCCATGGCAACGGCGACGAGCGCGGCTTTTTCTTCCGCGGTCATCGCGTTCACGTAGACCCCCAGCGATGACAGCAACCGTACTGAGAAATCCAAGTCGAGGTACTCTTCCTCGGTAAATGCCAGGTGCCAGATGAACTCGAATGAGAGTTCTGCAAGGGCCTTCATCCATCGATTTCCTTATTCCGTTCCATGCCTGGTTATACGCAATGGCCATGGCCACCCAGTAGAGGCTGGGAGTGAATGCCATAACGACCATTGTGCGTTGCTTTTTAAAAGCCAATAAAAAACCCCGTAGACGCTAGTCTACGGGGTTTCTAAGAGCGGAGGCCGAGGTCGGAATCGAACCGGCGTAGGCGGATTTGCAATCCACTAATTTCCTCATTACTTTCAATAGGTTGTATGAATATCTATTCCGCATCACTAACATTTTTTACTCGCTGGAGCCCTATAAAATCGGGAGGTTCTATTTCAGTTGCGGAATGGATTTCCATGCCTCGTCGAGTGCAGCCGAATAGCCCTAGGGGTGGCCCCATCAAACCTTCCATTCAAAGGTACGTGATAGGGATTCGAAGCGGACCAGCACGCCTCACAACCCGCTCTAGGCCGCAATTGTATTGGTTTGGGTAAGCTGTAAGGATAGAAACGGCCTACAGAGGCCCAGCATATGCCCTAATCTGACAGTGCTTATTGAGCCGGTTCGTGTGCCTCAGTTCAATCGCGTCATCCGCTACCATGTAAGCAAATCTCCAATCGACCTGCGGTATGCGAGGACCAGTAGGTTCATTTCTGCCACCCACTTCGGTGCTCAATGCTCGACAGACACGATCCGTCCGATGATGGATTGGAGCTATTAATTCTACAGGCTATGAAATACGTGGCCTCTAACACTTTCTGGAAAAGCCCGTACCACTTTTGTACCACCTGTAGTTATATGCCCCCCTTTTAAATAAATCCAAATCAATTGTAAGGTTCGAACCTAGCGAGCTGTCGGTCTTTTGTGTTTGACGTCAAGCGTAAGCAGATCCCGACGGAGGACGAACCCAACACATTTCTTCATACGCACTATAAAAACGCCCGGCCCGTAGGCCGTGCGACATCTCAACACTGTTTGCGGCCCTACCTGAGACCAAAACAGAACAAGCCGTTATTATCGTAGTGATAGAAACACATTCCTGAGGAGTCGTTCTTTAGTAGACGAACATATGAAGAGCTACCTTCCGCAAGCTCAAGCTGCCTGTCCAATATAACAGGAACACCAAACTCGCTTAATAGATCGTCCAATCCTTTTGTGATCACTTCTTTTTCTATGGTCATAAAAGCATAGTCGCCCCAGATAGGAGTAATATCTCCAGTCACATATAGATATTCAGTTCTCCCTGAATCCTGCCACGTTGACGTATATTGAAACGAACGGTGTCCAAGCGTCATCGTTTCAATATTATTTATCACACGCCCCTCTTTCATAGCAGCATCTTTTTCGATATATAATGAGGTAAGCATTCTATATTCGACGTTTTTCTCCAACCCCCACTCTCGCAAATAAGCGGCGAGCACAATCAATATCAAGCTACAGATCACTACACTCAAAACCAAAGTTTTCTTAATTACCACCGGCCATCCCTCCCGCGCTCGAAACACAGCGCACAACAAGAAAGTCTAATGGAACATTTACTGGCACCGCATAAGAACTCGACCCTACGGGGGTATAGCATACAACTCTATATCTTTCATCTTGGACTCTAATCATTATCCTTCCATGGAGATTCACAGGAATATTCTTTAACTGTGAAACCAAAGTCGCTGCGACATCTTTTTTTACCGATGTAATGAATTCAATATCTAGGCCACCTGCTTTAAAACTCTTAACCTGTAGAGGATCGTCCGTTAAAATCTCAATCTCCGGCTGGAAAAAATAAGTTAAAGCAACTATAAATACCAATATACCCAACAACTTTGACGCAAAAGCAATAATCCTTTTCCGCCTAAACTCTTTTATAACAGGCTCGACAAACTCCTCATTGGCTGGAGAAAAAAGATTTGTACTATCGATTGATTCGCTCGCATCCTTAAGCGGCTGTTCATCACCATCTAGAGGACCAGCTAAATAATCAGTGTTAAACATGTAGCCCGCTTTAGGGCTGGTAACTATGACGCTATGCCCATCCACACCAAAAAAAGATCTTACATTAAAAATAGCTTGAGTTAAGCTACCAACCGTTACCACGCGCCCAGGCCAACCAAATGAAATTAACTGTTCTTTACTGAGGATTTCTCCCGGACTGGAGATAAGTTTATATAACACTCTAATCTCGGCACCCCCCAAGTGACAGACTATAGGGCGCTCGTCACGATCACTCACCTGAAGTCTCCAGCTTGAACAATCAAAAAACAACCGAGCCCACCCCCTACTCCCAGAGACCATGTAAACATAATAGATTTCGACCTCCATACCTAACTTTGTATAAGGCATACCCCCCCCCTCACTCTAGATCGGAATAACACCAATATAAACGACACTGTAGTAGGAAGCACGCACTGCCTACACCCCACCACCCAAACCACTCTCAATTATTGAAAAATAATTAATAATTTATCAATAATTTGACTGGATACCAAGCAAACGGCAAATTCACGACATATGACCGTGGAGCAACGACCTTGCATTATAGATCAGACATTAACGACGCCAGTGAGTTTATCGAATACGATCCTTTATCAAAGGATCACCAACAGCAAATCCTTGATTTGAATACTCGACAGTTAAGGCCAAAAATAGTAAAAGACTATTCTTTTAATAAGATCCTTTCGGCCGCACTTGGGGACCGGATTATCATAAATAATTTCCCTTCAAACCCAACTCATGGATCTTCGAACTTCTGTGACAAAGTTTCTATTGAAATAATTTCCGCCAGCAAAGATTCTGTTGATTTGAGACTAACCATAAGCAACAACACTTTTATAATTGAGAAGGAATTACCAGCAAAGAGTTAGGCCAGCTTCGAGAGCTGGCCCTAACCTATAAGCCTGCGCTGACTCCCCACGACAAGCTGACCGCCTTATCTAAGTATTTAGAGGTCAGAGATTCCTCCACAGAACTAACGTCTGAGGCAGTAAATACTTACATTTAAACTTTTCAGCAACTACTCTGTACTATGCACTTCGGGCTCTACTCTTTAAAATTAAGCAAGCCTAAACGAGACATATAAATGGTAAACACAACAACCTTCCAAAAGCCCTTCGCCCTTTTTCCATCGAACTGAAGCTTTTGAAAGGCTTTCTCATTCCTTCGGGGGACACAAATCCGACGCTACTAACTGCCGGAAAGCAGCCACGTTTAATCAGCGGCCCACGATCGGTCTGCAGAAGCAACACAGCGACCAGCACTTATTCCCGCGACTAGATGCAATCATAGAGGCTGCTGTAACAAGGAATCAGCACGCTGACGGGTGACTCACGATTTAGGCGCCAAGCTAGCCGATCTCCCCGTTTTGATAAGCCATACACTGTCTGCCTCACCCATTCAGACTCTCTCAACGCCCTTGATCACAGCTGTGCCTCAAACGTACTCCCGTCGCTGCTACGTAGCCCCCTGATGGATTGGACATAGCCGTCCTCAAAACACCGCCAGTTATGGCTTACCGGGCATCGAGCGGCCGGCCTTGTAGCAATTTCTAAGCAAGCATCAATCTGGTAGGCCCCTGCTGTGCTTAGGCTTTTTCGATGAGATTGCACACATGTCAGGGGAATACTCACTCCCGGATTTGCTTGAACGAATGTACGAGAATCAGCTCGCGTTAGAAGCGGCTCTGATGGAATTGGCTCTCCAAGGCGAAAAGCAAGGCCTGGATGAGGTTGGCAATAACGTACGTGGTGCGCTATTCGTGATCGGCGAAAATGCTGGGCACATCAAGCAGGGCCTGGCGAAGTTACGAACCAAACGTCTCTGACAAAGCACGACCCGCTGCGCGGCTACGGATCACGTCCGGCACACGTATAACTGCGAATTTATCCAATGAGTTCATAACGTGGTGCTCTTTAAGCGATCACTCACAACCTGGCGAGCTATATCGCCGGCTTTTCTGAGTTCCACAGCTACGTGCGGGCCTGTTCCTAGCAAACGTGGAGAGTTCGGAAAGGGGCACAAAAATCATGAGTGTGAAGACGATTGAAAGCTAAAAAGAATTTCTGCTGAGAGAAAATCAATGACTGTTGCTGGAGCTATCCGTATACAGAGGGCGACGCCCCTGACATTTGTTTGACGCGCCTATCGCAGGCGCGCCAAGCTTTCCCTATGATCAGTTTGATTTCACGAACTTAGGATCTTTTATCACGAAACTGGATATTGTTCCTGTAGTTCTGTACATGCCAAGCTCGATTCGATCAATTTTTTCGTAATCAACACCTAACTCTGAGAATGTATAGTTTGAACCGTTGAATTGCATAGTAGGAACTGCAGTATCTCGGTTTACATAAGTTCCGTCTTTAAGGAATACGTGAACATACATGAATACGCCGCTTGCGAAAGCCGCGCTGATGTTCCCATCGACTCTGAACAAAAGCTTGCTTCCGCGACCAAATCCATCGTCGTAGGCATAAATCCTATTGATCAAGACCCCGTCAATTACAGGCAAACTTAAATCTGCTTTTGGAAGCCGCTCGATTCCAGCGTAATTGAACGGAGCTGTGTAGTAGCTAATCCTGTCGAGACCGTAATAAAGATCCACTGCATTGTTGTCAAATGAGGCTAACTTGTCGCTTGGCTTCAGAAGTTTGGTGTAGTAGTAACTCGGAACCTGAACCTCTTTCAAGCCTTTTGCCTTGGCGTCAAGGATGATTGACTCCCGTATTTTGCTCTGCGCCCAAACATTTATGACCGCATTACTAAACAGCAAATAGGACGGCACAAAGTAGACTAAAATAAACGCTGAGACCGCCATCGCATACAGCGTTTTTATTCTCCTAGCCTCGGAGTCGCATACCACGCTCATCACGAATGACAGCGAAATCAACATTAACACTAGGGCACCGTTGTACGCTCTCTCAGGAACAAACGGGGAGCCAATGAACGCTGCATTTGACAGGACAGCGCCTATGAAAAACACACCTGCGTACAGAAGATGCTTTCTGTTGGGCACGACGATGATGCAGACCGCCAGCAGTGACACGATTATGACAAGGTATACTTGCCAGTACGTTGACATAATGCCAGGGAATCGATCGTAAAAATGAAGATCAAACTTATCCAAAAAGCTCATCGATTTCCATTCGACGAAACTATTTGCGCGTGACCTGTTGCCGGGGCTGAGGATTAATACCGCTGCGCCGATGGCTGCACCGACTAACCCATAAATAGCGGTTCTTTTGTTTTTTTCAGAAAAAACCACAAACAGAGTTATAAGAACAACAACCACGCTTGTGTTTTCGTTTGAGCACCCAGCGAGAAAACCTAATACGACAGCTAGGCAAGACTCTTTAATACCCGATGCTTTATCAATAGACTTAAAGACATATACAAAAAAACCAGACACAAACATGCTGGTCCAAAGATAGTTGGTAGATCCTACAATCCAAAATGATGTCTCCCCAAGTGCTGGATTTGCAATCCAATAGAGAGAAAAAATAATCAATAGGGATACGGGGCCAGCCTTATTTTTTAGGCCAGTCAATGAGTGCGGCATCACGCATACAAACAGCATAAGCAGTACAAAGACAAAGCTATTTACCGTTTCGTATGCAAAATGAGGTAGGAGATTTAGAAGGTACGAGCTAATAGTGTTTGTGACTATACGACCGCTCCAACCCATGTAATGCACCAACTGCGCATCCAGAGACAAACCTAAACTGTAATATGCAAAGTCATCAGATTGCATTGGAACATGCAAAGAAGGAATTAGAACCGCCACGAACACAAACGCTAAAGCCAGTAAAAACATTATCCTTTTAGCAGTCACTGCAATTCCCCCCCATTAGAAACTTTCTTAACGATATACTTCGGACGCTTCTTCGTCTCTATGTATATTCGCCCTATATATTCTCCGAGCACACCTATCCCTATGAGTTGCACGCCACCTAAGAATAGAATAGCGGTCATGATTGACGGATAGCCAGGGACAGCATTACCCCAAATAAGTTTGTCGGCAACCATCCACAATGCGTACCCCAATGAGAATGTGGCCACGACCATTCCGAGATAAGTCCACATACGCAAGGGGATTGTGGAAAAAGAAGTGATCCCCTCCAGTGCAAGATTCCACAGCTTCCAGCCATTGAATTTTGATGTGCCTGCAACACGATCAGCCCTGGCATACTCGACAATGGCAGTTTCAAACCCAACCCAGCTAAGCAGCCCTTTCATGAATAGATGGCGCTCGGGCAGCATTTTTATCTCTTCGACAACCTGCCTCGACATCAGCCTGAAGTCACCAACGTTTTCCTCTATTCGTGGGTTCGAGATTTTATTGTGGAGTCGGTAGAACATCTCGGCGCTGGCCCGCTTCATGAAGCTGTCAGACGTCCGATCCATTCGCTTTGCAAGCACAACGTCATAGCCTGAAAGCCACTTCTCAATAAGCAAGGGAACCACCGCTATAGGGTCTTGCAGGTCAACATCTATGGGGATTACGGCATCCCCAGATGAGTAATCCAAGCCTGCGAAAAGCGCTGCCTCTTTACCGAAGTTCCTCGACAGCCTAACGAGAGTTACCAAATTATCTGACGCGGCCAACCCCTCGATGATTGAGCAAGTGTCATCTCGGCTACCGTCATCAACAAATATCAGTTCTACGTCATACTTCTGTAGTTGCTCCTGCCTGCGCACCTCGCTATAGAATATAGGTATAGCATCTTCTTCATTGAAGACAGGTACAACTAAAGATATTTTCATTATTTCGCATCCCGAAAAATAACAAACTTTGAGAACAAAAAGCCAATAACGAGACTGACAACTGAGAACACAATTAGAGTTAACAGAGGAATAAACTGAAACAAATCAGATATCGCCCCTACCAGCAAACTCAAGCACCCCATAAAGACAACATACACCACATACATTACGCCAGTCGCCTTGCGTTTGAATGTAAACCTAGAATTCACAACAAAAGAAAAGCTCACCGCAACGCAGAACGCTATGAAGTTGCTGACAGATTGCTCAAAACCGATCACGTAAAACGTTAAAAGAAAAACTAGCCAATGAACTGCGGTATTTAACACACCTACAGTTGCATATCGCTTAAATAGATTTATCAAATGCATTCATCCATAAGCTGCATATCAACACTGGCTCTCTGGTTTGAGAGCCTCTCCGTACCAGTGGGCAAAAGGCCAGCGAGTATACACAATTTATTTGATTCTAAACCGCTCCTATTTTTCTTCTTTGGATACAGTCCGTGCATATCCTTGGCACGCCCGCAGCGCGATCACGGCGTTATCCCCGTCGTCGGTGATGGCGATAATTCTTTGCGCATGCGCTGGGTCAAGTTGGGCTCGATAGGTTGCATGAACCACGCCGACGGTGCCGGGAGCGGCAGGCACGTTGCAGCCACTGGCTGAATCACCGGAGTCGAGAAGGACTGACAGCCTGACATCAGAAGTGGCAAGGCGATCGCGCAGAATAGCCTGGTTGCGTTGAGCATCGGATAATTCCCTCAAGTGTTGTTGGTCCTGGCCGGCGAGCTGCTGCTCCAGGGCCAGGCGCTTATCGGTCTGGTCGCGAGCCTGTTTAGCTGCCGCAGCACTGACTAGGCCGAGGTCCGTCTGGAATTGGTCGGCCTGATCCGCCAGCTTTCTGTCGTAGCGCCAGTCCTGCACCTGCCAGGTTCCGGCCGCGCTGATGGCCATCGCTAGCAGGGTCGCGCCCATAATATGCCCGGCCGTCATATCAGCACCTTCAGCGCCTTGTCGTACAGCGACTGGCGGGCGGCCTGGCCGGTGAGCCCGCCATTGATGCGACGGGTGATCTTCGCGAAACCGCCCTGGTCCGCCAGCGTATTCAGGCCTTTCGTAGACCAGAACCAAGCCGCCGACATTGCGGCATGTTGCGGCAGCTCAAGCAGTTCTGGCGTACTGATCAGGTCCAAGCCAAGCGCCTGGCCGCATGCCGCGTAATTCGCCCGGCCGGTGATCTGGATCAGACCCCGGCCACGATACCTGGGGCCGTCCCCCCTCAAGGTGTTACCTAGATCGGCGCGCCCTTCATAGCCGGCCTGCTGCACCGTGGGCCCCCAAATCTCGCGCACAAAACGCAACTGCCCTGACTCGTGCCCGACCTGGGCGATGAATGCGGCGGCGCGCGCTGTGCCGACGATGCCATAACGGTTCATGGCTGTGTTCAGGACAGGAACAAAAACGCCGGCTTGGCGGCCGGCGTTCGGGAGGATCTGCAGCAACTGCTGCTGGGTGATGGGCATACAAGCTCCTAACGTGATTAGCCCGCACTTGGCGGGTGTTGTGATGCTCAACCGCTATGCCAGGCTTACGACCTCGACAGATTTCGCGGCCTTTTTTGCTTTCTTGCCCTTCGCCTTGGCCTTGCCCTTTTTGCCGCCGTTGCATTCGACGGTGGTGGACCAGCCCGCTTGGGTAAATGTCTGCTCGACGGAATCCACCAGATACTCGCCATCGAGCCCCATCTTGAAGCCCAAGGCATTGATAGAGCGCTCCGCGAATAGGTCCGTGCGACCGGGCATTTCCAGGCGCACACCAGCCGTGGAGCGGTTGAACGCTGCGAGACGGGCCTTAGCCGCTGATTCGGCGGCGGTTTTGTTTGGGTGGATATGGCGATCTGTATGTACTGCCGGCAAGCCGTCCGGCACGTCGGCATTCTCCAAGGAGACCACTGTCAACTTGCCCGTCTTCTTGTCCTGATGCTTGGCCGCCACTGTCTTGTGCGCGTTGCGGTCCCCCAGGCGAAACTGCCAGCGGCTTACGTCGCTACGCGTGAGGGTGATCGCGCCAATTACCTGGCCGCTAGCACTCATGCCCGCTTGGCGCTGCATAACCATCAGTTTGCCGTCGCCCACCTTGGCGGTGCAGTCGTGTTGTTTTGCCAGGCGCGTGACAAAGCTGAAGTCAGATTCGTGGAGCTGGTCAGCCCGGACGACCTTCGTGGCAATGGTGCAAGCGGGCGTCCAGCCATTGCGCGCCGCGATATCGGAAACAATTTTAGACAGTGGCACGTCTTCCCAGCTACCGCTACGGATGGATTTCCCGGTGCCGCGCATGTCGCTGGCCTTGCCCCGAATAACGATGGTGTCCGGCGGACCGGATACCTCAATCTCGTCGACCACATATCGTCCCAGGCGCACCAGGGACGTTTCGGCATAGCCCAGGTAGACCTCGATTCCGGCGCCGCGCTTGGGCAGCGTTACCAGGCCGTCGCGATCATCAATGCGCAACTCAAATTCGTCCGACTCCATGCCGGGCTTGTCCGTGGTGCGCAACAGCAAAAGCCGATCGTTAATCAGCGACGTAATGTCGGAACCGTTCGCTACGATTCTAAATTGTGGAGTCATAGAGCATTGGCCAATAAAAAACCCGCACTGGGCGGGCTTTAGGAAAAGGAGGCGTTACGCGTAACGGACCAAGGGCGCAGCCGATAGAACTGAATCAATCCCACAAGGCCACTTGATCATCCACAGGACCTGGCAGATCCGGCAAGACAATCACCACGCCGGCGCGGTAAGGCTGATCCTCGTCCGCCAGGCCCTGATTGGCCGCCAGCACCGCCTCAACACTGCCCACCAGATGGCCATAGAAGTTATGGCAAATGGTATCGAGCAGATCCCCGTCAGATGTTCTGCATGTCGTCGCCATAGCGCACAAACTCCATGGTAAACGCCTGTTTGCGGGGGGTACCGCCCTGCATCAGCGCGCTTTGGTCTTCGTCAATGGTCTTGAGGCACCAGGTGCCAAGCACCACGCCATAGCCCGTGGTCAGGGTCACCGGCTTGAGCTGGGAGCCTATTGAGCGCAGCGTGTTGAGCTGCTCCAGACCGCCCCGGTAGCCTGGGAAAATATCGCCCTTCAGCGTGATTTTCTCGTCTCCCATGCCCACGGCCTGCTGGGCAGACCGACGCGTCAGGCGCTCCTGGGAGGCCCAGCGGTACTCGGTCGAGCGGCGCAGCGAATCAAAGGCCGCCGTATCGAGGTTGAAGTAATACGGTTGCGCCTTCGGATCCAGCGGCTGAATGATCAGCAGATGGGGGAAAGGCTTCACCGCCTCTTTCGCCGGCGTGCCATCCGTGGCAAAGGCACCGGTCGGCAGGATATTGGCCAGCGACGGGTCAACCTTGCCGGCGATCTTGTTGATCGCCGTAGCCGCCCGGCCGGCCTGCTCCTTCAGCGTGCCCAGGCGCTCGTCAATCTGCGACAGGGCGCGCGTTGCACGGTTATAGGTGGCCACAACCTGGCCAACCTTGGCCTGGGCAGTGGCAATGCCGCGCATGACTCGCTGAAGTTTTTCCCCCACGGCGGGGCCAATAAACGGCAGATCCTCCAGTTCGTTGGCCGCGCCGGTGATTTCGCTGATAGCACCGTTTACCGGCCCAATCACCCCGTCGATACTGCGCCGACCCGCTTCGCCGGCCGAGGCCAGGTACTTCAGGCCAGACTGTAGCTGTGCCAGTGATTCCATGATCCCCCCTTAGATGTGCGGCGCGTCGTAAAGCTTGCGGTTTTCGAGCTGCTGGGCGATTTCCCGGCGGTGCTGCTCCAGCAGCGGCTGCAACTTGGCCGCCAACTCGTTCGGATCTTTCACATCGCCTTGCACCGTCAGCGTGAAGGGCGCGCTAATGTCCACCTTGGGCTCGATCTTCGCCGGCTGCACCTTGGCGACCACGGCCGCCGCTAGCGGCCCAGCCGTCGCATCTGCGACGGCCTGGGGCATCATCATGGAGCGCGCAGCATCACCCGGGTTGACCGCGCCAGGCGTTGCCGGCAATGCACCCTGGCCCGGATTGGTCAGCATGAGAGGCCCCGTGCGCGACGGTGCGAACGACTTGGCGATATCCCCCAGCACCGGCGGGATGTCCTTACCGGCATCCTTCATCATCAGCGGCCCAGCCACGGGCATTACCTTCGTACTTTCGTCAGAGCCAAACATCGACTTGCCGATGGCACCGCCCAGGGCGTCACCGCCCAAGCTTCCCAGATAGCCCCCAATCAGGCCGCCCACGATGGTGCCGATTACCGGCACTGCCGAACCAATGGCAGCACCGGCCGCCGCACCGGCGAGCGTGCCAGCAAGACCGCCAGCCGCAGCGCCATAGCCTTCGGCTTTTTCGTCCTGGGTTTCAGCGTTGTCGTAAGTGTCTTTGACTTTAAAACCGGCCTCTATCACGGCCAATACTGCCGGCCCCTTCATGCCCGCCCCAATGCCGCGCCCTGGACTTCGGCCACCACGACCACGGCCGCCGCCTTTCCCATCCTTGCCGCCGGCATCATCGGCGCCGATATCCATACCGCCAGACCCACCAACAGGCATGTTGGTGACAATGACTTTTTGCGGGATATTCGGGTTACCCATCAGCGAGCCGCGCCCAAGGTTGAGCAACCCCTTGGCAATCTTGAATCCGCTCATAGCGGTCTGAAACGCGATCACAGCGGCCACAGCGGCGCCGATCCCCGTCACAACCCGGGGCGACTCGTCCGACAGCTTGGCGAGCCCCTGGGTGACGTAAGCCAACCCATCCGCCACTTTGTCCGTGACCGGCCGGAATGCATCACCAATGGCGCGCATGGCTTCGTCCATACCTTGGGCCATTTCCGCCCATTTCTGCGCCGACGCTTGCCGGCGCTCCTCAAGGTTCTTATCAAGGATCCCTTTGGCATCGGCCGAGTCTTTCTTAAGCTGCGCGTACAGCTCTTTGTTCTGCATGAAGGCCGTCAACGCGCCCTTAACCTGCATATCCGCGAACAGATCCCCGGTCCGCAAAGCCTGCTCCAAGGAGGCAATCATGGCCTTGGCTTTCTCGGGGTCAGTCTCCTTACTGATCTTCGCCGTAGCGGCGGCCATCGCGGCGGCCTTCTTCGGATCCGTCGCCGCGATGTACTTCTGTGCCAGCTCAAAGCTGGACTCCAGGGTTGATTTACCGTTCTGCAGGCCGGTATTCATCGACGCTTGATAGTCAATGCCGGCGTCCTTGTAGGCCTTGACCGTATCGCCAGAACCGATTTTCTCCATCCAGTTTTTGAGATTGTTGGCCGCTTCGTCGGCACCGCCGGCGGTCTTCATTTGCACCTGAAGCATTGAGCCCAGTTGCGTGACCGCATCCATGCCAGTAATGCCGATCTTGCCCATGCCGGCCAGCAACTCGGGGAACCAACGCGCCATGTCGGCCGCTTCGAAGCTACCCGCCTGGCCCTGATAGGCGATGGCCTCCAGTGCCTTTTGCATCACGGCCGGGTCGGAGATTTTGGCGTTCTGCCCCAGGGCGTTGATCATGCGGGCCGTTTCGCCGCCGTCCGAACCCTGGCCCACGGCAAACTTGGCCGCCACCGGCGCATAAGACAGCGCCTTATCAAGCTCCATACCAGCACCCACCAGGGCGTTGACCACCTCGGCTACCTGATTACGAGCCATGCCGGTATCGCGCGACGTGCCAATAATCGTCTTGGCCATCTGCGCTTCTTCGGGCTTGTTGGCAATGTTCGCCTTGATCGCAATGTCACGAATGATCGCGCCAAAGTCCGCGCTAACCTTCGTCGGAATGGCCATCGCTGCCGTCGCCGCCGCTGCCTGGCCAATGCTGCTTTTCATCTGCTGTTTACCAGCATCGAGCTGCATATGGCCCTTGGCTTTAAGCTCGGCTTTTGTCGCCACCTGCCCCATGGCCGCATAAGCCTTGGTCAGGTTGCGCACCTCAACGCCCTGCTTGCGCAGGCCGTCCAGATTGTTCTCCAGCTTTCGCCGTAGCGCGTCCGCGCCTTTGTCGCCAGCCATGTGCGCCTTGCGCCATTCATCACGCAAGCGCATGGTTTCGCCAATGGTCTTTTCCAGCACCCGCGCGCGGGAACCTTGTTCCTCCAGCTTCTTGATTTTGTTGCTGACGTCCTTGAACGCCGCCCCTACCGTCGAGCTGACGGCGCCGCCAATCACCAGGCCGAGAGCAAGTTTATTCGCCATGTGCGCGCCCTATACGTCGGGAAGATCAACAGCGGCTCAATCCGTGAGCCACCACACCATCACGTTAAAGGGCATGGCCAGGATCTCGGCAGACGAGAAACCCGTCTCTTTTGCCAAGCGCTTGGCCAGCACCTTAAGCGTGCCCTCGTTACACGTCGTCTTCTTCAACCAGGCGAAAATAGCCCGCCTGAAGGCGCATGTAGTCCTTGTATTTGAGGGCAGTGAGTTCCGCCTCGGTGGCCATTAGCAGGCTGCAAAACAAGTTCAGCTCCACCTTTTCATGGTCACCATTGCCGGCGATCTTGGCGGCCATAACATCCTTCACGCTGGGCGCCCGCATCATCAGCTTATCGGTCACAACCCCATTGAGATTGGCCTTATGCTTGAGCGTTACGGTAACGCCGTCGTCGCTCAGGACAAGCCAGGATGGCAGCGGCGCTGTAAGAGAATCGGTCATGTCATCAATCCTTAAAGGCCCAGGGCCGAACGTTCAGCGGCCAGCTGATCAACACCGTTGATCACCTGCACCATGTTGGCAAAGTCGATTTCAAACATCACACGACCGTCGATTTCGAGCTTGTAGTAAGTGACGGCCACGGCGTGCTTGATTTCGGCCTTATCGCCCGGCTTCCAATCGCCCATATCGACTTCTTTGAGCGAGCCGCGCAGGGTCACCGTTACCGCCTTGACGGTGCCTTTCTGCCCCTTGAACGAACCACGGAAAACGAGATTGCACGCGGTCTGATCCGCCAGACCGAAGAACTTCAGCGCCTCTTTACGCACGCCGTTGGTGGTGAATGCCGCTTCCAGCTTCTCCAAGCCAGTGGGCAGGTCGACAGGGCCGCTCATACCACCTCCCCGGTATTCTTCGCTCTTGATCGCCAGCTTGGGCAACGTCATCGATGGCACGTCACCGGAAAAGCTCACGCCGTCACAGAACATGACGCAGTTGGTCAACATTTCAGGAATCATTGCTCGGCCCCCTTAGGCTGCTTCAAGTACTTCGGTCAGCCACTCGTTGGTGACCTCGATCAGGAAATTCGGGTTCTCGGCCGGCGGCACGTCGGTGAAGCGAATGCGCCAGTAGACTTTGCCCTGCTCCAACTGGGAGGCCGTGTTCATTTCGGTGTCTGCGTACACCTCAAAGTTGATCACTGCCCCGGCGTTTTTCTGGTCACGCATGAAGGCCTGAAGCCCTTCGGTCACGTCCGACACATAGGTTTTAGTGATCGAGCGGTCTACCGCCCACTTGTGGCCGGCCTGGATCGCATCCATGAGGATGTCGCAAGTTCGCACGCGGGTGACAAACGACCATTTGGCATCGGCCGAGCAGGTGCGGTTACCCCACAGGCGGTAGCCGCCGTCACGGATGATCGTGGTGATGTTCGCGTTATTGAGCAGGTTGGCACGACACGTTGCGTCACCATCCAAGTACTCCACCGGGCGAGTGGTACCGGTGATACCCACAAACTCTTTGTTCGATGGCGATGCCCAATAGCCATACTCGGCATCGGTCCAGGCAAACAGGCCTGCCACCCACGCCGAGGCCGGAGCGTCCACGGTCGCGCTTTCCACGGTGCTCCAGAACTGCACGCCCGGATCCACCAAGTAAATGCGCTTACTGCCGAAGTTCAGCGCGTAGGCCATGGCGGCCTCATCGGTGGTATTCGGCCCATCGATAATGGCAATCGCGCGCAGCTTGCCGGCCAGGGCGTCCATTGCGGTGGCCACCGCTTGCGTGGCCGAATGACCTGGCGCAACCAGCAACTTAGGCTGGGCGTTGTGCCGGCTCTTGCCGTCCAGCAGCGCCTGAAGGCCTGCGCGCTGCCCATCCGCCAGAACGCCACCGATGATGGCCGACGTTTGCAGCGCGGCGTCAGCGAGCTTAGGGACGCCAACGGCGACGATTACAGCCTTCGCCCGCACATAGATCGCCTGGCACGCCCGAGTGATAGCCGAGTCAGCGCCGAACGCGGCAATAGCCTCACGCTCGGACGTGATCAGCTTAAGCTCGCCAGCCTTGGCACTGCCGCCACCCAGTACGCCAGGGGTGAAGGTGTCGCACAGACCAATGATCGAGGACGACGGGAGCGAGATAGTGCGCGCCCCGGTGTCGATCAGTGAAGTGGTGATGCCGTGAAAGAAACTCATAAGGCTCAATCTCCAGAAACGAAAAAGCCCCGCATGAGCAGGGCCGTAGGTTGTTCGTGTTAGTTGTACTTGGAGCGCCCCTCAAAAAACGGTAAGGGCGACTACACCGGTTCAGCGGCAAACCAAGAAGGCAAAACAGGGCGATGAGCAGACGCTGGAAACAGCGAGCCGTTAGGCCAATTGCGCAGCTCGCTTCGGCAAGCCTGCAACTGGCTGTACTGCTCGGAAGTTAAAGTGGTCACTTCCGAAAGCTCCAACTCGTCGCGGTGACGCATAACAAGCGGGTCAGTTAGTGCCAATTGTGCATCCCGCCAAACGCGCTCTTTCGCCTGTAGTTGATCCAGGGAAGGGCCAGGACGGTCTGCAAGCTGCGGCCTGCCATCCTTGCCCTTCACAACGACGAGACCCGCCTCAATCCCCGCGAGCAGTGCCTGACGCTCTTTGAGGTCGACCTCCACAGCATCGGGTGGTATCACTTCATTGTATTCAGGGCTAAACCAGCCGGATAAGTCGTAGCAGTAAAAAAAACGCACGTTCAATTCCCCCATGCCAGGTAATACAACGTCTGATTACCCGCGCCCCCGGTGGATGAAACGTCTTGGGTCAGCCTGATCACAGACTGTGAGATAAGACCCGCATAAGCGCTGTAGTTGCCGTTGTTGCTCCAACCTGAAACCCCCATTCCAGCGATAGCTCCACGAATGTTGTTAAAGGAAATAGGCAAAGTCACGTCATAGGTCGCTTCAGGCGATACCACCGCGCTACCGAACTGGATAATAAGGCCCCCCGGAACATCGGGAATCCGAATAAAGTCGTTCGCAGCAAAGCTGCGCTTAGGAAGTAATGCTGCCAGGCTCTCCAGCGGCGCTTTTTGAGCAAGAGCATTCGCCAGCTTGGCGAGGGTATTCAGCGACTCGGACACACCACCCAGTAATTCACTACGTATGCCTTTTGCATACGCCACGTTGGTAATTTGGTCGATATCGGCATCAAATTCTGGCGTTGGCGCTTTGGGCTTCCCTGAAAGCAAAGGGCTCGCCAGCGGCGCCTTGGTCGCCAGCAAGTTAGTCATGGTAGCGGCGAAGTTGGGGTCGTTACCAATCGCGGCTGCCAGCTCGTTGAGGGCATCCAGCGCGCCAGGTGCGCCATTGATCAACGCCGCTATGGCGGTCTGCACAACCGTGTTTACGAACACAGCATTAGCGATTTGCTCATTGTTCGTTCCCGCGCTCGGCGTGGGCGTTTTGGGCGTACCTGACAGCGAAGGACTATTAAGCGGTGCAGCATCAACAATCTGGTACTCCGCAAGCGTCGTCGGATTGCTTCCACCAATAACCCTGCCCATGCTATCGACGGTAACCGACCGATACGAGCCGGCATAAACTCCACTACGACCAGCAATCTTTTCAAAAGCAAGCCGTGAAGTTCCCAGCACAATCGGCCCGTCAGCAGTAAGCTGAAAAACGCTGTCGCCGTTTGCCACACCTTTTTCGACCGGCACCATGAGGCCTGGCGTGACCTCAATGCTTACATCAGCATCTTGTGATCGCACCCAGGCGCCGCTGTGAGAAACGATGTAAATGCCATTGTCCTTGGCCTCAGGCTGATCCTTAACTAACACCCTGGCCTTGTCAGGGCTCGCCTCACCGTCAACCATTTGAGAGCCACTGAGCGTGATGGGGCCAGTAGTCGCCAACAGCACAGAGTTTTTAAAGTCCTGTTTGTTGAAAGCCTCAGCAACAGCCTGATCGACATACTCACGCGTCGCCAGCACAACCGCCGGATCAATTTTAAGAACGATGTTGCCAGTACTGGAAACGATGAAATTCATACGCACAATCTGCGTGCGCCCCGACCCCTGGGATAGCACTGGCTTGAAGCTAGGCGCGCAGTTCGAAACCGCCACGAGATCGCCGTCCGCGTCATACACGCCTATTTCACGAATCCAGAAGCCACCCACATCCGGCGGAATGACTTGTTCAGCGATGACAACGGCGTCATTTACTGGATCGACGCGGACCTGATTGAGCGGCGCACGACGACGCTCGTTAATGAGCTTTGTTTGTGTGCTGCTGGGAATCGGGTCTGTACCGTTGGCATCGCCAACACCCAAGGCTGTAAGGCTCCAGGCCGTACCGAGGGCATTAGCATTAGCGAGTTTGGCAGCGCCCACGTTCGTGAGGATCGCCATAAATTGCGAGTTTTGATCAATCATGAATACACATCCAGGGTGTCTATGCTGTGCTCACGACCGGCCGCGCTGATATAGCCGGTCACGTCGATATCACGCTGTACTGGTGGATAGACGTCGATTACGTCGCCGTCGTAGAGGGCAACGCCGATATTTACGGCGCCACGCGTTTCAAGGCTTATCGCAAGGCCTGTCATATGCCGACTGATGGGCTTGGCGTCATCAATGAGCCGGGCAAGCTCTTCGTACATCTCTTCGGTAATACCGGTGTCCAGAACGCCGACTTTCAGCGCGAACGTACCGGGAACACCCGCCGGCACCGTCTGCCACCATTCAACGACTTCGATCAGATAACCCAGCGGCTCGACAACGCGGCGCAAAGCGCCAATCGTGCCCTTGTGCTTATGGATGTAATACGAGGCCTTGATAGCGGCACGCTTGGTCGCATCGCTCCACCGATAATCCCAGCGGTCGACCGACCAGGCCCACGCCAAATGCAGCAGCAAGTGAGCCGGGCATGTATCGGCGTTGTAGAGCGTGCGCAGCGGAACAATGGTTTTTTCGTAGAGCGCCGCCTCAATGGCCCGCTCCAGCTTGGTGCTATTGCTGGGCAGTAGGCTTTTCATCCGCCAACCTCACGCTGTAACCAGTGCAGTACGCGGCCTGGGCTCTAGTAGGAGCCAAGTCGACCCATCCAGGCAGATCGACACGGGAAACGCCGGCAACATGGACCTGGGCGTCTACAGCAGAACGGGCCACCTCAACGCCAAGACGCTTGCGGGGGTTAACCCATTTCGAAAGGCGGCTTAGGGCTTCGGCCAGAGCCGCGTCACCTTCTGGACCGGCGCTGTTCATATGAAGGATTGCGTCAATTCGGTAATGCAGAATTTCGGCGCCCTGGACTGTCACCCGATCACCCAGCGGCCGCACGTCATCGTCATTAAGAGCTGTAGCCACAGTGGCCAAAAGCTCCGGCGTGGGTGTCCCGTCCCCTTCCGTGCTCAGCACCGTTACGGTAACGCTCGCCGGCGACGGACTTTCCGCCGTGGCATCGCGCACAAGGCCGGAGGCGTTACGCGCATGCAGGATGTAGCTGTTACGCGGCCCCGCAGTGGTCAGCCCCTCATATGCCAACTGGATGCGCTCACGAAACGAATCATGATCCTCAAGCACTTGCGGCACGGGCGGCACCGCCAGAAGGTTCTCGGGCTGGATCACCAGACGTTTCAGGTTGACGTTTGCGCCCAGCTGATCGAGGTCGGCACCAATGGCGTGCGCCAACAAAAGCGCCTTGCACGCATCGTTAACCCGGGCGCGGTTGCCAACCTTGTTATAAGCACCAACCTCCAGCAATTTGGTAACTGGATCGCTTTCCAGTGCGGCGCTCCAATTGTCGCCCATGTAGTCACGAAACGCTGACAGCCCTTCTTCGTAAACCTCTTCGAAGTCCAGCGGCTCAAGCACCTCCGGCGCCGGCAAGGCCGACAAGTCCACGATGCTCATACACTTACCTCCAAGACAAAGCTATCGCCCAGGTACTTGCCGGAAATGATCATGTTTATTTTCCCGTCCAGCAGCGACAGCGCCGTCACACGCTCAAGCTTCAGGCGCGGCTCATGTAGGCCGAGGGCATGAGCCGCTTCGGCCTGCACCGCACTTTTCCAACCGGCATTGATTGGCAAGTCAACGAACTGGCGTAACTTGCTGCCGTAGTCCGGCCGGTGACGGCGACTGTCCAGGGGCGTACTCAAGATGTCCGCGATGGACTGTCGCAAATGCTCAATGCCGGATATGGGCTGCCCGGTATGGCGATCCATTCCGATCATCTGGCTTAGCCCTCCTGGGCGGCGTATTCGCTGCTGGCCTTCAGAAAGGCCGCTGCCTCTTTGTCAGACTCCGGCACCACCACCAGGGTCTTGACCACTGGATAAGTGCGTTCGGTGCCAGGCACAACCAGCGTGCGCGATGTGTAGACCAGATCGCGGAACGTCAGGGACGCCGACGCGGCCGGGGCTTGTTCGTCGGTTACGGGCTTGTCGATGGTCTTGGCCATGATTTTCTCCGGGCATGAAAAAACCCGCACGCGGCGGGCTGTAAATGATTTGGGTTAATGCTTGTGGTGGTTGTCGCTGTTACCGGTTGCCAGGATATCGGCGGCGCCGGTGATGGTCTGCGTTACGTGTAACGGGCCGTCGATCTCAACCGCACCGATCAACGCTATCTGAGGCGACTTAACCGCCGCCCATCCGGGCGCCAAGTCAAACTCTGTGCCGCCGACCGTGGCATTCACCGCGTTATCCGTAACGGTTACAACCGTGCTGCCCACTTTGATGGTGACCGTGCCGGTGGGCAACGTGATGGTGTAGGTTTTGGCCTCCCAGTCGTAAACCAGAGAGCCGCCATCATCAAACCGCCAGACCTCTACATGGTCGCGGTTATCTGGCGGGCCGCCAGCATTGCCGTACAGCCCTGGAATAAACGTGCCCATGCCCGCCTGGCCGCTGGGGTTGAACAACACTCCTTGCTCGCCCAGGCTGGGCGCGCGCCAGTGCCGCGCCTTGCCGGCCGCCAGGCTATGCCAACGCACCCAGGCGCTGGTCCATTCGCCATTGCTGACACGCACCGCCGGCGCCGCCAGGTCCACGCCGACCACCACACAAGGCATGAGCATGGCGGCGATCATGCGGTCATGCTCCGCCTCGGCGTAACTCACTGAAGATCCTCGGGGCTCACGGGCCCGTCGCCCGGCTCGATGTTGAAAACCAGCGAACCAGGCGGCTCATCAGGCCATGGCCATTCCTCAGCGCCCAGGTATACCGTCTGATCCCACTCCACCAGCCAGACGAAGTAGCCATCCAGTTCGGGTTTGGTCCAGTCCTGGGTGGAGCGCACGAACTGCGCGCAGGCGACCTCCAAGCCCCAGCTCTGCCCTCGCAGAAGCACCGCCAGTTGTGAGGCCAGTTGCACGGCCTGGCGTTGCGGATCCGCGCTGATCGAATCGACAATGATCCGCGCCTCGAACTTGCAGGTCAGCGCAGTTTCACCGGTACCGATATCGGTCGCCGGCTCCATTTCAGCCATCTCCAGCAGCACCACCGGCGTGGGAATGCTGGTGTCTGCCGACAGATCCGGCCAGAACGACGCTCCCTGAATACCCGGCAAGTGCTCCTGCAGGTGCTGCTCAATGGCTTCATACAGACGGTCGAGGCTGAAAGGCTGATCAGACACGGGCGGTCCCCTTGAGGTACTTCTGCAATTCAAAGTTGAGTTCTTGCTTGAGGATCTCCAGCAAGATTTCATCGGCGCGTTTCACCCAGGTGTCGAAGTGCGGCCGCACCTGGTCCAGCGAGACCTTGGCTTTCGCCAAGGGGAAGCGGTTGTCGCTCTCGGCAATGAAGCCAGAGCTGCGCCGCCCCTGCGTGCTGTCGGGGTAATCCGTGGCATTGAAGTGCTTGCTCGACGTGCGGATCCAGATGTCAGGACTGCTGCCGTACACCTGCTTGAAGAACGCGCCCTGGTAGCGCCGCCCCGCCACCGAGACACCGGCGCGGGATTGCCGAGGCCGTCCGATGCGGCTGGCCTCAATGGCGTTGACCCCAAACCACAATTTGCCGCGCATCGCTCCACCGCTGACCGGATAAGCCCGCAAGCGTTGCCGGACGGCGCCGATGGCGATCCGCTCCTGCTTGCCTACCGCCCGTGCGATATGGGTACGCAGCCGACCCAACGTCTTATTGATCGCTCGACGCTGAGCCGCTGCCGCCGCCTTAGGCACCCGTTGGCCGAACTCGCGCAAGGCCTGGGAATCCACTGCAGACGGCAGGATGTTGATCATCCCGCTATCGCGGTTTTGCTGCACATGGCTGCCGACACTCATGGACGCTTCCTCAAGATCAGGGCCACCAGACCGTCACCACCGGGCTCCAGCTGCAGAAGATCGTAGTCGCCGCCGCCGTCCAGGGTCGGCAGGTCGATTGTGACCCGCAGCCCCTTGCTGAGTCCGTCCGAATCCTTCACGCGAATCTCAAAGCGAGGTTCGCGTAAGCCGGTGTGGACTTTGCCGAACTGCGGTTGCTTCCACGGCGCCGCGAACATGCCCAGCACGGGCTCGGCACGGCCTTCGATCTGGGCGCTGTCGCCCAGGGTCTCGAATACCACGTCGTCGATATCGTCGATCAGATCGCGGAAGGCCACGGTCAGAGCTCCAGCAGGATCTGCGCCAAGGGCCGCGTGCATAGGTGCAACGGGTTGGACTGGGCTTCACCGGCCACGCCCTTGTTGAATGGCAGCGGCTCGATCTTGCTGTAGTACGGGATGCCCTGGGTGTTGACCGTTTCCATGTAATCGGCCGGCGCAAAGGACGAGATGTACAGGTCCGGGACGCCCTCGGGGATCAGCAGGGCCTTGTCGTCGTGGATAAACGAGACGCCCGCCACCTTGCCGCGATAACGCTCCCAGACGATCCCGCCGAACTCGAAGCTTTCACGTGCATCGCCACGCAGGGACGCGGCTTGCATAGTGTTGAGATAGGTTTTCTCCACCGATTCGTGGGAAATTAGCGCGTTCCAGAAAGTTTTACCGCAGAGGGCACGGGAGCCTGTGCTGGTAATGCTGCCCAGCGCATCCTCCTGCATATCGAGTGCCTCACCGCATTTGACCCGAACCTTAGTGCCAGGTTTATTCAGGTCCATCGGCAACCTTTTGCGCTCAACGCCGAAAGTTTTATAGATATCCAACAGCACCGTCTTACCGTCTGCATCCAATACCTGGCCGTTCAAGGCGCCCATGCGTTGGAATTCGTGCGTGGCGTCCAACTGGCGACGTGCTTTCGCCAGGCGCTTGTTGACCACATCCTGCACCGCCTGCAGTTCGCTACGCGTGCCAAAGGCACGAATGCCCTGGATCTCATCCGCCTTGATGGTGAAGCGTTCAGGCAGGTGTACGGTGTTGAACGGGATCATCTGACGCCTGGACCCGGCGACCACCAGGCCCGAGGTGCCACGCTCACCGGCGGGTACCAGGGCCAGGGTGTCGCCGTCCTTCTCGATTTGCACAGTCAGGGTGCTGATGCCCTCCTCACGGAACAGGCCCAAGCTGCTAATGCGGCCCGGCAGGTATTCCTGTTCATTGATTGCAGCGGTCAACGAGGAGACGCTGAACACATCGTCTTCAAAAATGGCGATATCGGCCATGGGGTACTCTCCAGAAACGAAAAATCCCGCACTCGGCGGGATGGATAAATGGAGTGAGCGTCCTAGCGAACGATCACGAAATGAGCGGCAAGAGCCTTTTCGGCAGCGGGGTCGAGACCGGTCAAATGGGCTTCGCTGACCTCGGCCTGGCGCACTATGGCTCGGCCGCGACGGACCACATCAGACTGCCCCAGCGGGCCGTAAAGAATCGCGATGGCGTTCTCAGAGCCGTCTTCAGCTGTCGGCAGATAGGGGGCGAACTCGCCCGTAGCGGTCACCAGCCCCAGGATCTGGCCCGGCTCCAGCGCTGGCCCTGCTGCGACGTTAATCGCTTCGCGTGAAATGGTGCCGGGGCCCTCAGACAGCAGGAACTCACCTGCGTGCATCGATTCGATTTTCATGCTCTTACTCCTTTCGAGGTTCCGTTCTGTGCCGCCTGACGGGTAGCCCAGATTGATTGGGTGTCGACCTGTTTGGCCTTGATCGTTGGGGCTGGGTCATCGTCCAGCGGCAGGCTATTGTTGATCTCAAAGCCGCCGCCGCTGCCCACAAGCTTGTCGAACAGCCGCGCACGCACTGCAGCCTCATCCAGACCCGCCGTGATGAACTCACCGGCTAGCTCAGGCAAGCGCGCCGCTACACAAAGCCCATGCAGCGCTTTGGCCTTTGTCAGCGCAGCCTGGACCACGGCTTCGCTTTCCAGCTTGGTCGTGGCAAGTAGCGGATCCACCAGGTTACCGATGCCCGCTGCAGCACACCCCTGCGTGACCATCAGCGCCAGCTTGGCTGCGTCCAGCACAGGCGCGGGATCTGGTTCAGGCGGTTCAACTTCCGGCTCTTCGTCCAGTTGGGCGAGCAGCTCGGGCGGGGCATTCTGGAAGCGCTGCAACACGCTGCCCTGGCCGAGACAGGCGCTGACCTTGAGGCCGTCGCCGACTTCATCGGCCAGGCCCAGCGCCACCGCCTCATTGGCCGTGAGCCAGGTTTCGGCGTTGACCATGCGCCGCAGCTCGGCTTCGTCGATGTCCGGCGCTTTGGCCTTGTAGGCCGCGATGATCGCTTCCAGGGTCTGGTCCAGCACATCCGCGACACGGCGGAAGTCTTCGGCATCACCACCGGCGTAGGTGTATGGGTTGTGAATCATCAGCATGGCATTGGCCGCGATCACCACTCGATGAGCGCCGCATACCGCGACACTGGCAGCGCTCGCCGCCAGGGCATCAATGCGACCGGTGCAACGCTCGCCCAGCCGGGACAACGCGTTGTGGATCGCCAGACCGTCGAACAGATCACCGCCGATGCTGTTGAATGCGACGATCACCGGGGACGCGCCGTCATCCATGGCGCGCAGATCCTGCACGAACTGATTGGCGGTGACGCCCCAGGCGCCGATCTCGCCATACACGAAGATTTCGATGCTGCGTTGCTCGGCTTCGCCGCTAGCCTGGAGGGTGTACCAGCTTTTGTCGGCGACCTTGACCTGCTTGCCCGCCTTGTCATAGACGCGGGGTTTGGCTTTGTTACTCATGGTAATTCCTTGTCATCAATAGGCTCGATGGCATCAAGAGTCGTGTAGTAGAGGCCGAGGCCAGTGGACCTAGCGAGGTCGGCAGCGTTTTCAGCGTCGATGGTTTCGGCGTCGTATCCGTTGCGCAGACACATTTCACTGCGCGAACCAAAGCCCGCCTGCACTTCCATCCTCCGCGCCTGTACGTCCTGCACCGGCTGGATGTAGGCCCAGCCTTGCGGTACCCAACGTGTGCGCAGGTATTCGCGGCGCCGTTTCGCGTAGTCCTCCAGCACCAGGGCGCCGGACAACACCGCCATGTCCATCCACGCGGCGCGTACCGGGCGACACAGCTGATGCACGTACACACCGAATTGCAGTTGCTCCAGGCGCCGACGAAACTCGTTGAGCACCACCCGCAGCGCCCGGTCGTTGACCTCGCGCATGTCGCCGGTGAGGATTTCGTAAGGTGTGCCCGAACCCGCCGCCGCAGCCATCAGTTGCTGCCGCATGAAGTCCGGGTAGTTATTGCCGGCGTCTGGTGGCTTGGAGAACTCCACCTCTTCACCTGGCCCCAGCTCCTGCATGGTGCCGGGCTCCAGGGCCACCATCGGTGTGAAACCGTCGCGGTCAACGTTCAATGGCATGCCAGTAACGGGATCGCGAGGCTGCTGCATTGCCTCCGGTGCCGGGCGCTTGATGAAGCCCGCGAACAGGTTCGCCACCTCCTGGCGAAACAGCACCGCGTCGTCGTAGTTGTCCAGGCTGCGCAAGCGCTTCAATACCGGCGCCAGACGTGGCACGCCGCGCAACTGCCCAGGTTCCATCGGTTCGAAGATGTGCAGCACCTGTGTTGCCGGTACGCGAACCAACTGGTTGTAACCGGCGTTCAGCGACGATGAATCGCGTGGGTGCGACAAGTACATCCAGTACGCCACCCGCTTGCCGGCTGGGTTGAACTCGATCCCGGCGCGGATAACGTTGCCGTTTTTGGCCGTCTCGAACTTGTCGTGAGGGACAAACTCAGGCGCCAACGCCTGCAACTGCAGCGGCACAGCTAAACCTTCGCTCGGGCTGCGCGGTCGCAACCGCACAAAGCACTCACCCGCCGTTTCAACAGTGCGCGCCACCAGCGCCTGCATGCCGTAGAAGTCGGTCAGCTCATCAGCGTCCGCCTCATCCACCCAGTCGTCCCACAGCTGCTGCTTCAGCTTGCGCAGTGCCGCGTCGTCCGTGGTCGGCCTTGGTGTAATGCCCGTGCCGATCAGGTTGCTGACGCGCTTGTCGATAACGTTGAACGCGTACGGGTCATTGCGCACCGCCGCCCGCGAGCGAGCCCGCAGGTTGCGCAGGGCCGGGGTGTTGATGCTATTGATGCCGTTGTCGGTGGCTTCCCAACTGGCCGAACGACGGCCCTCTCCGGCGCCTTCGTAGCTGGCCTTGATGTTCGACGGCAGCAAGAATCCGTTACGAGTTAGCGTCGGATAATGTCGGGCCATTAGATTCCCTTGCCTCCATGGGTTAGCCGGATCACGCGGGAGCGCGGCCCAGCGGCTTGGCTCAACGATGTGCGGATCTCGTCGCGGGCCTTGAGCAGTTCGTCGATAGAGCGGTACTCCACCGTGCGGTCGCTGTAGCGCACGGTCTTTTCACCGCGTGCAATGGCGCGCTCGATGGCTTCGAGGTGCTTCGGGGTAAACGACATATCAGCGTCTCTTCAGGTAACCGCTGGTGGAGCTGCGGCGTTGTGTGGGTGCAACTGGTCGCGGTTGGGCCACAGGTGCTGCAGGTGGCGGTGCAGGTAGCGACTGACGCGCCGCAACCGGTGCCGGTGTTTTGTCAGCGTCGACGCGCTCGCCTTGTACGGGCTTGACGCCCAACACATCGTCGAACAAACCGGACTGAGCCAGCGCCTGGCGCACCCGCTCCCAGTCGTGTTCCTGGTAGCGGTTGATGCCCAGGTAATGCGCCATCGCCAGGCAGTACACCATTAGGTCGAGCGCTTCGTTGCGTTCGGCCTTGCCCTTGACCCACTCGATACGCTTGTAGCCTTTGACGTACCGGGCGACCTTGCGCTCGGCCACGCACTGGGCGAAGAATTCGTCCGGCAGGTCATTGGCAAAGTGCAGCGAACCGGGGCCGTCCTCGAAGGCGTAGCGGTTATAGATCCAGTCCTTCGCAGTGTCGGTACCGACAAACCACAGCTCGGCGCCGCCACGCTCGGTCTGACCCTTCCATGTCACATCGACCATGGACGGTCGTTGAGCAATCACCGGTTTGCCGGGCTTACTCGCGCCCTTAATGGCGAAGATGTTGCGCCAGCGCCGCACACGGCAGAACTGGTACACCTCGTCGGTGTGGTGACCGCCGGAGTCGACGCCCGTCGCCAGGATCGCCAACGCGACACCGCACGGGTGCCGATATCGAACCTTGAGTTTTTCGTCCAATACCGCCCAAGTGCGCTCATCGGCAGGATCGCCCCAGATCACCTGGTGGTCGACCACCCAACGTTCCATGCCGACACCGAAGCCCATCACCATCAGCTCCAGGCGGTTGGCCTGGACGTCGACGGCGCCCGTCAGCATCAGCACGCCCACCGGCATGCTGCCGAGGGTATAGGTTTCCAGCCGTGCCCGAGCGACCAGCACTTCAGCCTTGGTCTGCTCTTGTGCGCTGTCCCAGACCTTAGCGAGACGGGTGTTGTAGAACACCTGCATCAGGCCCATGTCGCCCTTGGTCTGAGCCTTCTTGGCGTCTTCGAACTCCTCGGCAAGCGAGGCCCAGTCCTTCCAACCAATCGGCGAATAGAGCGCGTTTAGGTGGAAACCCACCGTCTTGCCATCTCCGCTGCCATGGGCACGCCACTCGCCACGGGCGAGCATGTCGGTCTTGTGATGCTCCTCGATCAGGACGTCACATTCAGGCGCGGCGCACTGATAGTGAACCGTGCTGTAGTCCTTGCTGTAAAGCAGCCGCTCCCACTCCAGCACCTGCATATGCCCGCAGCTGGGGCATGGCACGTAGTAGTAACGCTGGTCGCTGGACTCGAAGAGGTCCGAGATCCGCGAGGCGCCCTTGATCGTCGGCGAGCTGGAGAAGTAGATTTTGGCGTTGCGGCCAAAGTTGGTCGCCCGCGTTTCCGCCAGAACGATGGGGTCACCTTCCTGGCCGACATCGTTTTCCCAACGGTCGACCTCATCGCCGTAGATGTAGCGTGCCGACAGCTCGGATAGGTTGGCTGCCGAGCCCGCCGTGGTGACGTACAAGGCGCCGCCCTCGAACTCCTTGGTGTCCATGGTGTTACGGGCATCTCGCGAGCGACTGGCCGCTACACGCTTCGCCAGTTCCGGGGTGGCCTTGATCGTCTTGCTGATCCGCCCGGAGACCCGTTTGGACAGGCTCAGGCTGGGCAACAGCGCCAGAATGTTGGATGGTGCCATGTGAATAAGGCCGCCCATCCAGTTCAAGGCGATCTGAGTTTTCATCAGCTGCGAAGCCACCATGGTGACCACTCGCCGGCACGGGTGGGCCGGCGATAGGCAGCGCATGGGCTCGCGAGCGTAAGGCGTCCGTTCGGTCCGATACTGGCCGGGCTCAGGCGCGCCGGTATCTCGCGGTATGCGCATGTACTCGTCGGCCCACTCGTCGATCCAAAGGTCTGGATCAGGTCGCAGCCCACGGAAATACGCCTCACGGTACGCACGGTCACCGTCAGGAAATCCCGTGGTCATAGGTCAGCTCGTCGTCATCGCTCGTTCAAGGTCGGAGGAGGACATGCGCTCAGCCTCTTCCAGTGATTTACGGAGTGTCGCCGTCAGGTGTTTTTCGATGTCCCAAGGGTCGGTCATGACCGACAGCTTGTGGGACAGCTGGGGCAGCAGGCCGAACAACTGGTCACGCAGATGTCGCCCGGCGTTGTATGCCCCAAGCTCCACCGCGTCCCTGGCAACCAGCGAGCCCTGCGCCTTGTGCAGCTCGATCTCGGCCAGTTGCGCCAGGTTGTATTCGCGCATGGCGCGAGCCTTTTGGAAGTCGTGGCCCTTGGCGCCGACAGCAATAGGCTGCTGCGGCGCAGCCGTGTTAGTCGGCTCGACCAGGGGGGACAGTTGACTGTAAACGTCACGCTGGATCCGGTCCTGCTGGTGTCGAGCCGCGACGGCGGCCTTGCTGGGGTCAGCGGTTTCGAGGATCAGCGCTTCGGTTGCCAGCACGTCCACCATCTTGCCGTCAGGCGATAGCACCAGGCGGTTGTTGCCTTTGAGCCAAGTGATGTAACTGGGCGTCCTGCCGATGCGAGCCGCGAAAGCGCTTTTAGACAGAAAGAGTGAATCCGTCATGAGCCCTCCTTTTCAACGGCTTTTCAATGGAAACCTTTCAATTTCAATGGATTGAATTTCAGTAAGCTGGCAGCCCATCCGCTAACGCTTTCCCGCGGGTTTCATGCCCCGTGTCCCTCGAATGCCGCCAGGGTCCCCGGCGACTTTCGGCGCACTATGTTGGCGCATATCGCTACAGGCCACGTATTCCGTGGCCTCCAGCGCATCATGCCTGACCGCTGCCCGAGGGCGGCACATCGCACACGCCCAACCGCTTGGCGGCCCAGCGTTCATACAGCCCGATGGCGACATCGGCACCGGCCATCGCGGTGAGGCATCCGATGCTCCCTGCCGCCAGGACCGACATGCCCGAAGCGTGCAGCAACATCATGGTGGAAAGCCCGCAGACCACGCAGGCCCCGGACCGAAGGAGCAAGCGGCGAATCAAAGACCAGCCGCTTACCCCCGCTTTGTCGGCTCGCCATGCCTCGCCGGATATGCCGCCGACCAGGGACAGCACGATCACCATCCAGATCGGCATATCAATAAGCGCTTGCTGCTCGTTCGTCATCGCCCTACCCCATAAACGCAAAAACCCGGCGCAATGGCCGGGTTCAGTGTGGTGGTGTGTCCCGCTGCTTGCGGTCGCACCTATCGAAGATGGGTACTTTTTACAGGTGGATTCCGGTGGCAGCAAGGGAGTTTTAATGCCATGGCGCAATACGGGTGCAATACAGGTATGACGCAGGTGCAACGCAGGGACAACACATTCAATCGGCTATCGCTTCTGGTGCCCTGTCTTACTTGCCCCACTATTCTGGATCGGAGTAGGACAGCTACAGGCGCCTAAATACGGGGCTCTGCCCTACTGTCCTACCTTTATTACTTTTTTCTCGTGTATAGAGAGAAAGTTAAAAGCACGCGTGCGCGCCATAGGCGCGACTACGTGCCCGCTATGCTCATGTGTGCGAGGGGCGGGTAAAGGTAGGACAGTAGGACAGCCCAGCAACAGCGCGGCCTGCGCCTGTCCAACTGCGCCAAATGGCAGTCGGACAAAGCAGGACAGTAGGACAGAGGCACGCGGAGTGATGCCGAGGATCATGCGGCCTTCCCCATCAGCATGCCGGCGATGTGCAGGTGTGCCTCATGGAGCCGCTGGTAATAGGTATCCCGGCTGCATCCGCAGTGGGTGTACTTCTGCGACAGGAAGCTTTCGTGGTTGCAATAGTGCTCGCGTACGACAACCGATAGCTGGGGCGGCAAGTGCTTGTTGACGATGAGCTCGATATCCGCCGATTCATCCAGCAGCACCCGACTACCACGCGTGCCGCGTATCAACTCTCCTTTGCACTCCATCAGCATGGCGATCATGTTGCCGCCACTCGGCCCGCCGGCACCGTCCGGCACAGGCGAATGCAGATCCTGCGCCCACAGTTTGAGCATCTCATCGATTCGCTTAATCAAAGCAAGGCTCCTCTATCACCGCCTGCTGCAACGCAGACGCACGTCCCCAGCCCGCAGGCTTTTCATATGCCCATGGACGCACTCCGCTTTTTGGCAGCGCGGGCATACGCCGCTTGCGCCAGCCCAGCCGGTGCATGATTGCCCCGACCCGCATCTGCTCAGGCTTGCCCCAATGACCGAAGTCCAGTTTCAGCGCCTGGGTCAGGATCTCGTTGCCGGTGGCAGTTTCTCCGATCTGTGACTCCTCCATCCAGGCCAAGATTGGCCCTTCCCATTCATCCACCACGAAGCGCTCGTCCTGAGCCTCGGCGAACATCTTGGATTCGTCCTTGTTCACCCACCAGATGTCGCCCGCGTCAAAGCAGAACAGCGCCTCAGCCCACAGCTGATCGCGGATCTCGCGCAGTTGTTCCAGATCGACCTTATTGCAGAACACCGGCCAGTAACGACGGTTGCCCGTGGCGTCCTTGAGGTATTCCTCTTGGTTGGTGGTCCCCACGAAAACACACTGGCGTGGCACGTCATTCGTTCTGCGGCCATAGCTCTCGCGGTAGGTGTCGGTGGACGCGGAAAAGAACTGTTTGGCCTTGGTGCTTTCAGCCTTGTTGAAACTGTCCAGTTCACCCAGCTCGACGATCCACTTGCCGCGAATCGCCTGGAAGCTGTCCTTGTCGCCGAGGGCGAATGGCGTGTCCATGAACCACTCGCCACCGAGCACGCCCATGGCCGTGGACTTACCGGCGCCCTGCCCGCCTTCGAGGATCATCACCGAGTCTGCCTTGCAGCCTGGGCGCATCACACGGGCGACCGCCGAGATGAGCCAGCGCTTACCGACCTTGGTCGAGTACTCGCTGGCCTGGACACCCAATACGTCGGTTAGCCAGGTTTCAATACGTGGCACGCGATCCCATTCCAGCTTCTCCAGGTACTCACGCACCGGGTGGAAAGCGTGGTCGTGAGCAACCACGCTGACTGCCTCGATCACATGGGAGGCTTTGACCCGCAGGTTGTATTGCTGTGCGAGCCACTTCATTACTCGCATGTCGTCAATGTCGGCCCAGTCGCCGGCACCGCCGCCGAAAGGCGCCGACCGCAGCTTGACGATCTTGGAACTGAACACGCTGTAGCCGATGACGCCGGCCCAGCGTTCGTCATTGCCCAGAATCAGCTCGACGTTTTGCATGTGCGCGATCAGGGAGCCGTTTTCGGTGCGGGCCAGTTGGTCCTTCCAGCCACCCGCTGCAGGAGGCTTGACCACCGCGAGCACCTGGCGGCGGACGGCCTCTAACCCCTCGGCGACATGCAGGTCATTGAAGTCGGTCCACTTAATCTCGCGCTCGCCAGAGAACACCGGGGCGACGACTTGACCGCCGACAACCAACGCGGCGTTGTTGGCTTTCTCTTCGCCAGGGTTCCAAGGGTCACCGTTGGGGCGCTTGGTTTTCCAGTCGTCATCGCGACAGATGATCAGAGGGCAGCCGGGGAAGCGCTCGCGCATGGCCTTCGAGACTGGCAGTAAGTTGCCCGCGTCGAAGGCTATGGCGACAGTGAGCGACGTCGCCATATGCAGGCTTGCGCCTGTGGCGTAGCCCTCACACACCAGCACCGGTTCGCCTGGCTCTGGGTGGGGACCGATCAAGTGAAAAGCCCCCTCTTTTGACATACCGTGCGGCCAGTACTGCTTATCCCGACCGGTGTCTTCTTGCTTGACCGGGAAGATCACCTGCAGGCCGACGATCTGGTCACGGACGTTGCACATGGGCACCAAAAATGCGCCAGTACGTGGCGCATAGCGAACCTTGAAGCCAACGATCTGCTTTCGATCCAGATAGGCGCTCTTGCCCTTTTCGGGCATGCGCTTGAACAGGCCGGCAGCACGGTTGGCCGCTCGGCGTGATGCGTTGGCTGCAATCTCAGCGGCCTTACGCTTCGCATCTTCCTGGCGAGCGCGCATGACTTCGCGCTCCTCGGGGCTCATACGTCCGGGTTTAACCCTGATCTTCTGCGTATCGCCAGAACGCCAGTCACCGAAGCTGCCGAAGATCAGCGTCTCGTTTTTTTCTGTGCGGTGTTCATGGATGACGTACCAGCCGTTTTTTTCCTTGCCTTTGTCCTGGGTGGTTTTGCAGCGGGTGAGCTTGCCGAATACCAAGGGTTGAGCGGGCTCAAGACCATAGTCCGCGAACTGATTGATCACATCATCGAGCATAACGGGCAGCCCTCTGATCATCGACGGTCTTGCACTCAATGCAGAGCGTGCAACCGGGCTGTGCCAAACGACGGGGCTCGGGGATGGGGCCATCACATTCTTCACAGAACATCAGCGAATGCTGAGCCGTGTTAGACATCAGCGCCAGGCGTGCAGCGACGGCCTGATCGATCCGCTCTTGCACCAGGTCATTTGCGAAATCAGCGATATCAGCCACGTTCCACCCCACAAGTCGTCTGGTTGACGTAGCGGGCGCGGTTGTACATGCCCAACAAACCCTGGATACCGCGAAACACTAACTGGCGGATCTCGGCCAGCTCACCGTCATCGACCTTGCCGTCGCCAATGTGCTTGGCCCAGGTTTCGGACAAATCGGCAACCTGCCGGAAAAACATGGCGATACCCGTGGTCAGGGTCTCAGGCATGTCATTGGTGTACGCCTCAGCCAGTTCCTGCCAGATCGTGTCGCCGACAAGGGCGTGCACCGCATCGAGAATGCGGCGGTCCTTGGTCAGTTCGAGGATCTCGCCGAACTCCTGGATGTTGACGGTGTGCGAGGGATGGGTGGGAGACAACTTGTGCTGCAGCGTGGTGGCATTGCGACCGGTGGTGGCGGCGATTGCTGCGGCACCGCCGGGATAGTCCCGTGCGGCGTGATACAGGGCTAATTCGAGCGTCAGTATTTCCTTTTGCGCTCGATCAACACAGCTTAAAGCTACTCGGCTCATGGCATTAATCCTACTAAGTTGCCAGTGCCCCGCGACGTGTAGTGGTGATACATTTGCCGCGTGGCTTGAAAGGGCCCAAACGCCGGTTAGATCTAGGGATCGAAACCGGCACCGTGCCGAGGCGAACAATCCGTTGCTCACCTCTGGCGCAACAGCTGCCTAATCTGTGGTGGAGAAGGCAGCAACCCAAGACATCCGTGTCTTGGCAGCGCGATAAAGGGAGGTGGTTTGCATGTGGTGTGCCCTCCTACCTTCGTCGCGACCCGACAGCACTGTGGTGGTGTGTGCCGGGAGGAATTGGGCGGCCTTTGGGTCGCCTTTTTTCTTACTATGCTGCTTTACTGAGTGGCATAACTTCGGTAATACCGAAATGCTCCAAGACCTCTGCAAGTGAGACAAATCCCTCGCTTTCACGTGCAAGTGACTTGATCAGTGAGACACTTGGGTCTTTGCTTGCATACTTCACGTGAAGTCTCAGATAGCTTTCAGCGATCCCGCAACGCTTGGCAAAACGCGCCTTTGCCTCAGAATCTAAACGGTTGATGTAGTCACGCAGCTTCATTTGGTATTCCTCCTAAACACAAAATAACCCATTGGGTTAATTTTAACAATACCCACAAGGGCATTCACCTTCCGGGTTAATGATTCCAAAATCGACAGATGAAAATATCAGACACGCGCTTGCAGAATTTCCGAAGAGTCATGGCAGAGCGGAAGCTTCGTCTCACTGACGTCGCCGATCTTCTAGGTAAAGCACCTGCTCAAGTGAGCGCCTTCGGGGGAAAGAATCCTACGAAGGGTATTGGTGATCAAATTGCTCGCGAAATTGAAAGAGCACTGGGTCTTTACAACGGCTATCTCGACATGCCCTTTGGACTTGGTGAATTCAACAACGCAACGCTGCTAAGCCATACGGGTCGTAAATTACCAGTTATAGGATCTATCGCTGCCGGGGCATGGTGTGAATCTCATGGCAGTTTCGACCCGAGAGACGCAGAAGAGTGGATTGATGCACCTGGGCCCGTAGGTCCCCGCGCATTTATTCTTCGTGTTGAAGGTATTAGCATGGAGCCAAAGTTTGTTGAAGGAGATAAAATCGTTATTGATCCATCACTCGAGGCCCTACCAGGGCACTTTGTAGCGGCCAAACGCACTAGTGATCAATCAGCAACTCTCAAGCAACTTAAACAAGAAGGCGGAGAACAATTTTTATTTGCGGTGAATCCAGATTGGCCTGAACGAATTATTCGTTTGTCGGAGGAATGGAGTATCTGTGGACGTGCAAGATGGAAAATTTCAGACTTATAACATCTCCGCATCAGAGAATTAACCAATAACCGCTGAACACTCCTTTAAGTGCCCAATCACCTCTTTAAAGAGAACAGCCTTGCCGTCGGTCAAGGCTGCTTCAAACGTCAGCTCACAGCTAAAGTTTTAGACGTATGCCAAGCGTCAATCATTTTATGAAGCTTAGTTTGTGAGTATTCTGCTTCATCAATCCCTGAACGCAAGACAAGTTCCACCCGATCACTATCTACTTTTGTTCCTCGATTTAACTCTGCGAGCAATCCACCAGCAAAAATATTTACTGCATCGTGTCCACGAACGTAGTTCCAAATATCAACCTCTGGCAACGACTCCATTTTTTGTTTCAACTCTTCAACCGTAGCGCAAACGCCTTTTTCAATAGCTACCTTTAACGCCCATTCAAAATCATATACCCATGCACCTTTATGCATAAATGTTTGTGGCTTATATTTTTTCAAGGAAACGCAAGAATTCAGGTCATTAACAGCACGAATCCGACCAAAAAACATTGATATATTTCTTACGTAATCCAGAACGGTACATTTATGTCTTGCTTCAAAAGCATTGACTTTTGAAGGATCTGCAAACTCAGCCAGCACCTTAAAGTAAGCACTAGATCTGAGCAAAACACCTTCCAAATCCCGCGGATCTGTTGTTATTACGTTATCCGGCCTTACATACCCTGGAATAAGCCAGTCTATATCAGCGTCAACAATTCCCAAGATTCTACTACTTACAGGATCTGTAGAAAGAGCCAAGATTGCCCCCACAACGTTTTTCTTCCCACCTGCGACGACTAACTCTACATTCTCTCTTTTTCGAGAAGAAAAAAATCTAATATCACTAGGGCCTTCTACGAGCCAATAGAAACCCTTGTAGCCAGCCTCCATCATTTTTATTTCCGCGACCAAAACCCCCACATTCTTATCCCACTCACTCATTTTCCAGCTCCGCATCCAAAGCTGACATAAGGTCGTATCTATCACCCACAATAAACGGTGAGTGCGTTGCGACAACCGCAGTAAAACCTACCTCTCGGGCAATGGAGATTAGCTCTGGGAGGAATGCTTTTTGCCAACTGACATGCAATGACAGTTCCGGCTCATCTATCAGAACTAGGGTTTCAGCTGGTACTTTAAACAACAACTCATACATCAAAACCAGTTCATGTTGCTCACCGGAAGAAAGGAGATCTAATGATAGCTCGTCTCCTGAATCGAGTTTCACAAAGAAACCGCGAGCTTTACTTAATAGAACTCGTTTATTTCTAAACTTTAAATTTATGCTACCGAGCAACAATTGAACGCGAGCCAAAATACTATCAAACACTTCAAGTTTAGCTTGGCTGTCACGTACATATAAGCTCATTATTTCTATTTTATTTTTCTCTACGAAGTCAAGGCTCTCAATATCGAACGGCTGAACGGAGTCAGCATCTAACAAACCTATACTTCTCAGATCCTTAAGCTTCGCTCCGATTTGACTTAGCTTTTCCTTAAGCTCATCAACCTCCATTGGTGGCATGGTTACAGAAATAAAACGATGTGGGAATGACTGATCGAGCTGCTGTGATTTAGCTCCATAATTCTTAAGCGCAGAGCTTATACGTAATATTAAATCTTTGGCACACTCTTGCACGGTATGCACCGTTTTACCGGAACCTCCACCAATTATAGCTGCATCGGAACCAACATTGTGGCGAAACAGTCTATTTGTCTCAACGAAGTGGACAGAAAAGGAATTCAGCAGAGTCCTGACATGCTTAGCACCAGACTTTCTTTTTCCTTTTGTAATAGAGTCTAATGCTTCATCAACTCTAGCATCGTAGATATCACCTACATCATCCTCCATATAAACAACTTTTTCTTTTAGTCTTTCATCTGCATTCTGGCCGTACCAAGTGATAAAGTGCTGATTAACTTTCCTAGCAGCGGAAGGACTAAATGTATGCTTGGCTATAACTTTTTCTTTTAAGAAAATCACAACCTCAAGTTTTCGAGTTGAAAGAGATTGAATAGCGTCCAAAACAGAGGGGTTTGGAGACAAACGAGTCAGGCTAATGTTCACACCCGAATCCAACACGGCATTAATCTTATGGAAAGGTATTTTAGACAGCGACTCAAAATCACTTGAGAAAAGATAATTTATACACTTCAAAAGAGCTGTTTTGCCAACTCCATTTGGCCCGTGGAGTATACATATCTCTTCGCTTTGATTAAATTTTACTTTGTGGTTATACAAACCATAAAGATTATCTACAGAAAACTCTAAAAGACGTGCGCCCATCTATATCTCCCTTTTTAGACGATCCACATTCAATTCTCGAAGAAGCAAATGCAACTAATACCATGATGGCAATTTGGTGACATTGTCTTTTCTGCAATTCGCAGTCAAGCGATTTTTTCGAAAATGGATAACCATCTTGGTTTTTTTCTTGCAGAAGTTAACCTTTAGGGTTATTTTTTAATCGCTTTCCACCACAGAGCGAGGCAACACCATGCACACCACAGCTACCCTGCACGTCCACCCGGCCGCTGCAAACCCCTCCCGCATCTTTGAAATCCGCCGCCTGGCGCAAGACCTCGGCTGCACATTCATCGCGTCCAAACCTAAGCCGAAAGAACGCAACGCGTCCTGCCCGTTCGATCCTAACGGCGGAGGGCACGCGGCGTGAGCAAGTACAAACTCGACAACCGTACCCTCACCCTGCTCAAGGCCCAGGTAAACCTAACCGAAACCTTCAACCACCTGCTGCGTGCCGAAGTTCAGCGTGAGGCCCTAGCCTTCCGCCTGAAAGTCGAACGGCGCAAAGCTGACACACACTTCACTGTTGAGCTGGGAAGCGAACGCCACACGCTGACCCTGACCAACAGCAAGAAGATGCACCTTAATCTTGCGGACTTCATCGAGGAGATCGTCAACGGGCCAGCGAGCCCAAGCGATCCGTCGTCTGTGCCCCACGCTGACCGCCGCTACGGCGTCTTCGAAATTGAACACAAGCAGCGTGTGTTCGACCTGGTGCAAACCGGCGGCGCGCTGAGCCTCGATATAGGTTTTGAGCAACCTATCAACCTGGCAATCCATCGCAACAAAACCCGCACCGGCATCACCACCATCATGAGCATCGGCGTCAAGAAACCATTCAGCAAGTGCTTCACGGTATGCGGCAGTGACGTGGAGATCTACTCCATGGTGGCCGAATCCATCACTCACCTGGCAGCCGTGGCGACTCCCGCCGCGCATGCAGCCTAGGAGGTCGCGATGGAACGTAGCCTGGAAAAGGCCGCCAAGTACTTCGGCCTCACCCGCCCCAAACTGATCGCGCTGATGCGTGACAAGGGCTTGCTCACTGACCGCAACCTCCCGGCGTTTCCTGTACGTGACCGGGAATATCTGCGGATCAAGAACGGCAACTGGTACCACGAGACGGCCGGAATGCAATACAGCCATTCGACGAAGGTCCGGCAAGCCGGCATGCCCTGGCTGGCAAGTCAGCTGGGCCTCGAACTGCCAGCCATCCCGGCAGACAACCGTGACGTGGCCTAGGGAGTACGCCCGCCAGATCATCGCCATGCACACACGCGAGGAGCGCAATGCAGCGCTCCTCGAAGTCCCGGAGCATCTGCGCGAGCTGACCAAACGCCACTGCTTGAATGCCTGGAACCACCCCTCACGACTCAAACGCAAGGAGGCCGCTGCCTATGAGCAACAACAGTCAAACACCGCTACGGCTGCAACCCGCGCCGGATAGCGCAACCGTCGAGATGCTGCACCAACTCTTCGGCGACGTGCTTATCCCCCTGGAAAAGCTGCGCGTGCATTACTTCAAGAACCTCAACGAAAAGACTTTTACTGAGGCGATCAACAACGGGCGTATTCAGCTGCCGGTGACCACCCTGGATCACAGCGTCAAAGCGTTGAGGTATGCCCACATCAAGCATGTCGCGGCACTGATTGATATCCGGGCCTACCGAGCGGATGAGGACATGCCGCGACCACAAACTGACTCAACCGAGCCAGAGCAGTAACCCAACGGCTGCCACCACCAGCCAATAAATCAACAGGAGCACACCACATGACAGTAATTCAAATCTGCGCACTGATCGTCATCGTTATCGCGCTCGCGATCCTTTATTGGGTCGGCTACAGAGGCGGCTTAACAGATGGTCTGGCTCAGGGCTACGACGAAGGACACGCACAAGGGTTCATTGAAGGGATGGACGAGGGAGAGTCAGCGGGCTCTACCGCACTGGAGCAGATCTGCGAACGTTGTCGGATATTGGACCATCAGCCACTGGATCGCCTCACCCTGTTAGCCATTGCCGAAAAGCTCAAGCTCGCGGCCGACACCTTCCGAGCGGTGAGATCTGATAGCCAGGCAACTCAAGCACTTGCCTTACGTGACAAGGCACTGAGCATGGCTGCCCTGCTGGACCCATTCGAGTTGGGAGACGCAGCATGAACTGGATTCTAACCCATTCAGGCAAACACTTTGACCTGCTCGAACCCGACGCCGACATGATCGATCCACGGGACATCTCGCACGCACTGGCTCACCTGTGCCGCTTCAACGGTCACACCCGCGAGTTCTACAGCGTGGCCCAGCACAGCTGCATCGTCGCCGAGCTGGTGCCGGAAGAATACAAACTCGCGGCCTTACTTCATGACGCACCCGAGGCGTACCTGGGCGACATGACGCGGCCACTCAAGCAATGGATCAGCGCCTATGAGCACTTCGAGGACTGTATCTGGTGGCGCATCTGTGACCGGTTCGACATAGCACCAGAACTCCCCGCCTGCATTCACAAGGCCGACCTGATAGCGCTGGCTACGGAACGCCGCGATCTCATGCCATCCGATCCGGCTATCTGGGATTGTTTGGCCGGCATCGAGCCCATGGTTGAAACCATCCGTCCATGGCCTGCCGCAGAAGCACGCAACACCTACCACCAGCGCCTGATGGACCAACTCGCCATCGAACACCGGAGGAAAGCGGTATGAAGACCCAACAAGACAACACCATTGCCCTGCCCGCTTTGCTCCGCACTGCCAGCAGCGTCAACACGCTAGAAACAAACAGCCTCTGCTGCGAAGCAGCAGGCATTATTGCTCCGTCCAGCGCCACTGCCGAGGCACTTATACCCCACGAAAAGCTGCGCGGGGCAGCGCTCGCTAATGCAACGCTAAACGCTCAGGAACGCCCGCTCGCGCAGCCTGCCGTGGGGTATACGCAAGTTTCGACAGGTGTGGAATACCCAGCAGAGTCGAAACCAAGCCCACGTAACCGGTCGCGCGACCTGCCGCGTGAAAATGACACCACCTTCCAGCCGCAACTATCGACAGATTGCGCGGGCACTAAGCACCTGCGCTCGCGTAGATCCAAGCGCACCAGCAAAGCCGAAAGCGAAGTTTTCAAAACAACCCCGATCACCAGCGCAGTCCATACCCAGTTTGGACTCAACTTGGTAGGCGGGATTCGCGTTGATCTTTTCGCCGGCGGAGGCGGCGCGACCATGGGCCAGGAAATGGCTACCGGTATGCCGGTAGATATCGCCATCAATCACGATCCCGACGCCATCAGCATGCACAAGCGCAACCACCCGAGCGCCGAGCACTACATCACCGATGTGTATGAAGTATGCCCACACAAGGCCACCAGGGGCCGGCCGGTGCTGCACTTGCATGCCAGCCCCGAATGCACCCATCACAGCCTCGCTGCCGGCGGCCAGCCGCGCAGTACCACCAGCCGCTCGCTGTCATGGGTAGTCATCAAATGGGCTGGCCAGGTACGCCCGGAGATGATCACCATGGAGAACGTGATGCAGGTGCTCCAGTGGGGTCCGCTAATCGCCAAGCGCTGCCCAACAACAGGCCGGGTCATATGCCGCGACCTGCGTGTTGCCGATGTCGGCGAACGAGTGCCGGTGCAAGACCAGTACCTGATACCCGATCCGAAACGCAAAGGCCAAACCTGGCGCCGGTTCGAGTCGATTCTGCGTGAAATGGGCTATGACCTGCGTCACGGCAAGCTGAAAGCCAGTGACTTCGGCGCCGGCACATTGCGCGAACGTCTTTATCTGGTTGCCCGCTGCGACGGCAAGCCACTTCAATGGCCAGAGCCTACACACACGAAAGCTCCGACGAAGGGAAAAAAGCCGCAGCTCACCGCAGCAAGTAGCATTGATTGGTCTATCCCTTGCCCCAGCATCTTCCTCAACAAGGAAGATGGCCGCGCCGCAGGTGTGCGCCGCCCGCTGGTCAACAAGACCATGGAGCGTCTGCGCAAGGGCGCCAAGCGCTATGTGATCAATCACGCAAACCCGTTCATCGTTAGCGTCAACCACTCGGGCAGAGACGACTCGCGCGTTCACTCGGTCGACCTCCCTACGAAAACCATCACCGGCTCCCATGGGTTCGCGCTGGTCACCCCAACGCTTACCCCCTTCATCACCGAGCATGCCAACGGCAGTAGCCAGCGCAACATGCCCAGCGACTCGCCGTTGCGCGCCATCTGCGCAAATGTCAAAGGTGGCCACTTCGCACTGACCGTCGCCTACCTTGCTCAACACAACGGCGGCTACAACGTCACCCCCGGGCACCACCCAACCGAGCCCCTGACAGCGATCACCACAAGCGGCAGTCAGCAGAACTTGGTCACAGCCCACTTATGCACGCTGCGCAAAAACTGCGTTGGCCAACCAATGGATGGCCTGCTGCCGACCATCACTGCCGGCGCCGAGCACCACGCCCTTGTTGCGTACACCCTGGCGCCGGAACACCAGGTGGGTGCAATGCGCGTCGCGGCGTTCCTGATGGGTTATTACGGCACCGATAACATCTACGACCTGCGCGACCCAACAGCAACCATAACAACCCGGGATCGCCTGGCCCTTGTAACCGTCACCATCAAGGGC